AAATATGGGGACCAACTCACAGCCAACACATCAGAGAGGTCACGGATGCGACACCCCGGAAAACCTCAACATATGCCGTGCAGCGTCCCCACTACAACCCCCCGCTGTGGCATGGTATAAACAAATCCTATTGGCGGGAGTAATCAGCCTGCTCATGATCCCGGCAATATCGTGGTTTGTGCACAGTCAGCACCAAGCGTTACTTTACCCGGCATATACCCCAAAACCTATAGTCTACGAGGGTAAAATCAATTTACAAACTGGCGAGATTAGGATTGAGAAGAGGTGATATATGGCAGCCGAACCCGGAAATAAATACGCCGAAAAGTACACAAAAGAAAATGTACTCTCATTATTTGATCAGGCAAAAGATATCCTCATAAACGATCCAGAAATACTTACAGACACAATGCTGCAAGTAAAATGCAAGTATGCGTTAGGATTGCCACTTTCCACTTATCAGTATTTACGAGATGAGAAGTTCCCGGAAGTTTTAGGAGACATAAAAAGAGAAATCGACACAATCCTCGAATCCCGCGTCATGAAATCGAAGGAAATGTATCCCGGAATTGCAGCTATGACGTTGAAAAATAAGCACAAATGGCGGGACCAGACGGATTTGAAAGTTGACGCAAAGGGTGAGTTACAGATCACCCTGGTCGACAATTTCAAGAGCGAGAAACATGAATAAAGTCTGCGAGATATGCGGGAAAGAGTACGAAACAAGCAGGAGCCATTCACGGTATTGCAGCAACCCTGCATGTCGCAAGGCTGGCAGTCGTAAGGGTAAAACTGTGACATTCGCCCCCGAAAGTGTGACATCCAAGTCTAAAACTGTGACATCTATTCCCGAAAATGTGACACAGTCTAAAAACGTAACGGAGAATCCCGTTAGCGTTCCCGGCCGTGATGATATCTGGTCGGAGCAGTATGAGACCAGTGAGGCGGGGTTCAGGAGACGTAATAAGGCGTGGGATAGTTTTCAGCCACAATTCAGGCGGGACACGGTAGCAGCCTGCAAGCGTATCAATGCGGATTATGTGGCTATCAGAGCGGCGGCAATGGCACAGCGGGATTATGAGGCGGTGAGTGCAGTCAGGGGACTGGTAGAGGGCTAGACATGCAGATAACGATACCTCATAATTATACCCCCAGGAGCTATCAAACAGGGCTGTATAACTGCATATCGCAGGGTTTTAGGCGTGCGGTAGCGGTATGGCATCGCAGGAGTGGCAAAGACAAGACCCTCCTCAACCTCCTGGTCAAGGAGGCCGTCAAGCGCGTGGGAGTGTACTACTACTTTTTCCCCACCTATCAGCAAGGCCGCAAGGTTCTCTGGGATGGCATAGATAGAGCAGGGTTCCGGTACATGGACCACATACCGCAGGCGATAAGGGAGTCCACAAATCAGGCCGAGATGAAGGTCCGGCTCATAAACGGGTCTATCATCCAGATAGTGGGAACGGATAATGTTGACTCAGTTATGGGGACGAACCCTATTGGATGTGTATTTAGTGAGTTCTCCCTGCAAAATCCTGACGCGTGGGACCTGATTCGTCCGATTCTCGCTGAAAATGGCGGCTGGGCGGTGTTCAACTATACGCCGAGAGGCCGCAATCACGGGTTCCTTTTATACGAGATGGCCAAGAATAATAAAGATTGGTTTTGTGAGCTATTGGATGTAGACGATACTCAGGCAGTATCACATGACATTATACAGGCCGAACGAGAGGCCGGGATGTCCGAAGAGATGATACAGCAAGAGTTTTACTGTTCGTTTGAGGCCTCCCTTGCTTCATGCTTCTTTTCCGGCGCTCTGGACGGTCACAAGCATGTGCAATGCGGTATCAACGGCAGGATAGGACTTACCAAGGCCAAGGATATTGTATTCGAGGAGAATCACAAGGGTATTCTGGAGGTCTGGCGGTTCCCGTATGCATTAGTTGAGGGATGGGACGAGAGAAGGTGGACATATCGGTACACGATAGGCACTGACATTTCAGAGGGGTTAGGTCGTGACTGGTCCGTGGCGTATGTATTTGATAGGAAATTGAAAGAGATAGTTGCCCGGATGAGGAGCAACACGATAGATTCTCACAGGTGGGCGGACAGGGTTCACATGCTGAGTCGGTACTATGAGTCTGCTTTGATAGTCCCTGAAAGGAACGGGGCGGGAATAACCACGATTGACAGGCTGAGGGATCTAAAGGCAAACATCTATGTGCGGGAGCATGTAGATCAGATGGGTAAGCAGACAACCAAGCAATTTGGGTTTCTGGAGACTAAGGAGGCCAAGCAGTTAGTTTGCGGGGGGCTGAAGTCGTACCTAGCGAGAAGGAAGCCTGTGTATGATCGGTTATTGCTGGCTGAGTGCTCCACGTTCATCAAGGACGAGGACAGAGAGCTATTGGGGGCTGATGTGGGTTTCCATGATGATTGTGTCATTGCGGCGGCATTGGCGGTTCATGGTGATACGTATTTACCTGAGTGCAAGATGGTTCCGGTTCCTGTCACAGGCTGGCGCGGGAGACTGAAGGAGAAAGAGAAGAAAGGGGAGATATGGGCAGCGTAGTCAAGATACGTCCGATGGAGCGTGATGATCGCAGAAGGAAGGTACTGCCGACTGACAAGGAGTTATGCGAGGCGTGCGTCCAGTTGCGGCACAGGGTAGAGCATCCTAACGAGGTAAGCGACATTCAGCTTCAAAATGGTGTTTACCGCCAGAAGGACCCGGAGGCCATTCTTACGATTCGTGTCAATGGTGTTGAGGTTGGGTATAGGGTCAAGCCATGCTCGGCGTTGGAGGTAAACCAGTACTTTGATCGGTGGGTTTATCTGAGGATACCCGGCTATCGGTTATACGATTTGACCAATAAGCAGTTGGCATCTATAAAGACAGCTCTTTATGGTGCGTTCTTCGAGCCGCAGATGAGCAAGATTCATGTTCAGATATTGACCTCTGAATCCATGGTGATGGTACAGCGGTTCATGGTTGCGTATTGGGCGCCGAAGAATCCGGGCATTGTGAAGACCTTAACTGGTGTTGATGTGAAGGACGGGAAGTAGCATGATAGCTTTATTGAACTCATACATTGCCCTTGACGGTATCGGGTCATTTTCAGGCAACGAAAAAGTAATGAAGGGAACGGTACGGCTGGTTGGGGCGGGGGTTGAAGGCATTTCGGTTGGTGACGTGGTTTTCTACAGGCGAGCCGATACCATGGAAGTGATGTATAACAACAAGGAATATGTAGTAATTCAATCTGATAAGGTAATAGGGAAGACATAATGCCATCTATAGACCTTGACAAGATACGAAATTCGGATGTTTCAGGGGAAGTGCTTGACGTATATAAGCGAGTCAAGCGTTTCTTTGTTGACGATGCCGATCGTGACACGTGGAGGGAGAATCGGAAGAAGAACTGGCAGGCGGCGTATCCTCTCGATACCGAAAAGGAAGGTATCTGGACGGAAGAAGAGAAGACCGCTATGGAGAAAAAGGGTCAGATCCCGATAGGCATAAACGATCTTGCGAAGGGGGTGCAGGGCAGTTGCGCGGTTGTCACATCTAAGTCACCTGGTCTGAACTTTGCTCCTATTGGTTCCGGCGATTTGTATGTTGCGGAACTCTTTAAGCGTGGATGGGATCATATTATAGCCAAGAACGAAGGCCCGATTCTCTTCTATGACTTTGTTCAGGAGAGCAAGATAGGCGGGTTGGGGTGTTTAGAGGCGAGGCATGATATTTCCAAGGGTATTTACGGGAAAATATGTATCAGCGAGCTTGACCCGACAACGTACTATTACGACAAAAAGGCAAAGAAACGCGACCATTCTGACGTGTGTTTCGGAAAGGCGCACCTTGTTACCCGTAAGTACGCTTTAGAGACCTATGACGGGCTTACGGAAGAGGATTTGAAGTTTTCCCCCATAGACAAGGACAAGGAAGAAGACGGAGATAAGAGCGATTACGTCAAGGGTATTGACAATTACGCGAGAGGAGAGAGTAAAAAAGAAGGCCCGGAAGAATACGACGAAGACGATGAGAATGTTTATGAGATAGAAGATTGGGAGCTCGCCAGGGTCAAGGAACTATGGCTTATGATTCCATCCCAGGAGCGTCCGGGCGAGTTTGACCGAGAGATATACAAGAATCGTGCCAGCATAGAAGAACAGGGTTGGGCTGTTGAAGGCAACAGGGCAATGAAAGCCGTCGAGGGTGTTTCACAAGACCCCATGACTGGCGAGCCGGTTGCGAATCTAGAAACTATAGAGGCCGTTATCTGGGAGCGGAGAGTTGAGAAGAGGATACAGAGAATTGTCATCGGCAAGAAGTTAGTCAGCAAAGAAGAAAACCCGTTGGGGATTGATTCTGACGGCGAGCCGATACTGCCTATTATCACACTGCCTCATGACAGGACGTTGAAGGGGTATCCCACCTGCCCGACAACGAGGGCTTTTGAAATAAGCCGTTCTAGGAACAAGCGCAGGATGCAGTCAATCTATGTCGTTTCCAAGAACACCGACGCGCCTATCGTCATGGCCGATGGTTCAACGTGGGAAAAAGACGAAGTACATGGTGACTGGATAAAAACCGCGAAGGACGCGCCGTTTGTTCCAACGAGACTGCTTCCCGGTACAACCTCTGCCGAACTCGTCAACATGGAGCAGAGGGATAAGGCGGACATTGACAACGAATACGACATGCCCGAAGTATTCAGGGGCAAGATACCGGAAGGCCAGACCAATATCGCCGGGAGGACGGTTCTTGCCCTTCAGGAGAGCGTCGGGGTTATGTCACAGCCATTCGTTTTGTCCGTTGAAAGCTCTCTGGAACGTCTGGGAAAGGCCACATCATCCTTAATGCTCAAGACATGGCCCAAGTCCATGTGGCTGAGACTGATAGAACCTGACGAAATTGGTTCATGGCAACCCGAGGAAGAAAAAGAAATTGATGAGCAGGGTAATGAGGTTGAACCCGAAGCCGATGCGATTCAGCAAAGGTGGCTGGAAGCCGTTGCGCGGATTACCGGCGAGGACGGGAACGAGCCAATGTCCATGATTGACCTTGATGTCAAGGTTATTGCTGGTAGTACACAGCCGACAAACAGGATGGCAAAGGCCGGGGTGGCCATGGAATTTGTCAAGGCTGGCATCTACGACGTACAGGCGGCCCTTGAATATACTGACGATCCATTGAAGGATGAGGTTGTGGAACGACTTGAAAGGAAGCGCAAGGAAGAACTTGACGCCATTGCACAGGGTCAGGCGGTGAAGGGGAAATGACTGAAATCCGCTGTAAGAATAAAAATTTTACCGATTTTTGTTGTACCGCCCTGACGGATTCAGGAGCAAATAAACCACTTGGCGGGTAGCGCCATGCAAAGGAGAAGAAAATGGGAGATGCTTACGAAGATGTAATCACAGAGGAAGAGCGTGCCGTTCAAATGGGAGAGGCACAACCAGCGCCGGTCGCTGAAACAGCCGAGCCAGAAAAGGAACCGGAATCCGAGGCCACTATCCCGACAGAGCTTGCCGTTAAACCGCCGGAAGAAGAGCCTGAAACCGAGCAGAAGGAACCGACTACAGAACAAATAGCGGCAGTAGAGGAGACAGAGGGGTTCCGTATCGAAACCGACGAGAAAACTGGAAAGCATTACATCGTTGATGATGACGGGACAAGGGTCCCCCCCCAACGCTTCGGAAAGATTTTCAGAGAAGCTCAGGAGGGGAAACGGACACAAGACAAATTAGACCTTTTTAAGAAGCTAGGACCGGAAGGGTATTACGACATTTACCCCGATGAAAAGCCGGAGGGATGGAAGGCTGAGACAAAGACAGAGACAGTAAAGCAGAACGCTGATCTCGGTTCGCTTGTCGTTACACAGCCGGACGGCCCTTACGATGGCATGACGCTTCGGGAAGTCTATGATGTCGACCCTGTTTTTGCCAACCAACTGCAAACAGACTACCTGTGGAACCAGAAACAGGAAGAGGCTCGTAAGGTAGGAGAATTGGACAGGGTTCGTCAGGAATCAGCGAAAGAACTTGAGTCATTCGTTAATTCCGTTGCCAAGGATTTGTTTGGCAAGGAGATGAAAGACATCACAGAAAAAGAAGAAGCTGAAATCTCGAAAACCATCGAAACGGTTACACAGTGGATGAGGAAGACCCATAGAGGCGGTGGCATTATTGCCGATGCCTATTTTCTGATGAACAAAGAAGGGTTGCTCAAGAAGGCCAGTGAAACGGCTGCACGAAGAACCCTTCAGAGTTTACAGACCCGAAAGGGTCCAATGTCCATCGACACAGCACGGGGTGGAGAGCCAAAAACAAACGGTTTTGAGCTGGTAGAAAAAATGACGGAACGGCAACTTGAAGATCACATTGACACGTTAAACGACGCGGCAATGCAGAAGTTTCTTAAAGATGCCCCTGAGAATATCAGGACCAAGTTCCCGTCGATGCCCTGGAAGTAGCTTTAAGAAGAGGTCTGAAACCATAAAGGAGAACAACAATGGGAGCAGAATGGAGTGTAGCAACCGGAGATGCGGCTGCCCGTAAAGTCTGGGCGCGTGACGCTTTCATCGAAGGAAAAACCGAGAGTTATTTCTACGGTCAGGGTCTTGTCGGTCAGGGGCCAAATAACGTGATTATGGAGCGGCCCGAACTGACAGGGAATAGCGGCGATACCGTATATGTGTTCCAGATCCGTGAAATCAGCGGGTCCGGTGTCGCAAACGATTCGACAATGGAAGGAAACGAAGTCGCGCCGAATGTGTACGACGATGCCATTGTCATTACGCAGATCAGACAGGCAATCAGGACCGCCGGTCGTGAAAGCGAGATGCGGACCACTATCGAAATGCGAAAGTGGATGAAGGAACTGCTTGCCAGATGGTACGGGGCGTATATCGACCAGCTTTTGTTTACCGCGCTGGAAAGTTCCGCAACCAAGACCATTTATGGTGGTGATGCGGCAGCGACAAGCGATATAGAGGCTGGAGATTACATGACCCTTGCCCTTATTTCAAAGTGCGTTACCTACGCGAAGAAAGCCACTCCCCTGATTATGGGTCCGACCTATAAGGGGAAGTCTGTACCGGGTATTATCGTCATTTCACCCGATCAGGCCGCCGACCTCATGGAACGCGATGCGGCGTG